TTTTTATACTTATGTTATTTAATGATTGAAACAAATATTTTATGACTCTAAAATCCTAAACGAATTGAATTCTCTTTTTGTGATTTCAATAATATTTTCATCTTTAGGTTCGTGTGCGTCTCCAAGATACATTATGATTATTCCATCTTGTAGAATTTCAATAAAAGGAAAATTAAACTTACGTAGGTCTTCAAGTTTTAGTATTTTTAAAACAGTCCAGTAATTACTTTTATTTAACTTATATCTTAAAAAATCTTCCATTTCTCTACCCAGTTTTGTTCTGTTATTTGGTACAAATATAGACTGATGTTCTTTATGTTGTTTCCATATTTTTAAATCAACTTTTTCTGGTTCTTCAAATTCAAAACCCATAAATATTGAAACACGATTGTAGTTTAATTGCCCGTGAATTCCAAATGTATTTTTGAATTTAAGTCCTGTTTTTTCTTCTACTAATCGTAGATTCTTTTTCTCATAATCTAGTTCAGTAGTTCTTAAATTATAAAGTTGCATATAAACTTCACAATCTATGTTTTCAATTTTATAGTACATTTTTTTATGATTGTTTGTTTTTATTAGTCTTTTTTAGCAACACTAACATAATCGTCTGGATGTAAAACATAAGTTGCAAAATGGCTTTTATCACTATTTATTATAGACTCAATATTCATTCCGTGAGTATTTTTTAGAATATAGATTATAGCAGATAATCTCGTTGCTCTATAAAAAGTGATAGCCGTCCAACTGTCAATAGAGCCATTGTTTATCAGATGGGTTTTGACTAGTTTTATTTTTGTCACCTTTTTTAAAGGTGGCGAAGTTGTTGATTGTCCCGATTCTTCTTTTCCAAGAAAAATTGGTACTGCTCCTTGGTCAAATAAAGCAGGAGATTTTTTTGATGTTTGCCAATTTTCATCATCTGGATGTGATGATATTATTGGTTTGATAGTAGTTGTTTGTTTTTCAGAATGCTTCATAAACATCCCTTTTAAAATAGGTCTAATTGTAAATTTCATAATATTTAAAAGTTTAATTGGTTACGTTTTATTTTCCAAATACTTTGGATAAAGAATATGCAAATATTCCAAAAGGAATTCCGCCCACAAAAGACCAAAATACAAAATCATTCCATTCTGCATATTTTATAAATCCGTGTTTTATATAATCCAGTAAATACATTGATAGTATATACAAAACACTTACAAACACACCTCTTGGATACCATTTTAAAATAGAAATTATTTTCTTCATAGCTATTATATATTTATTTTACTTGAGCAAATATAAACAAATATCTTATGTAATACAAAATATTGTTTAAAATATTTTTATTTTAAATTTTTTAACTGGTTTAAGAGTTTTTCGTCAGAATCTATAGGAGCTTCTATTGTTTTTTTACACCGTATAATGTTTTCTATAATCTCTATAGAGTCTTTAATATTCTTGGTTGTTTGCGATTTTTGAAATCCAGTAGCGTCATCTACCATTATTTCCAATGGGCTTCTTGGAAACTCTATTTTTTTTAGAATATTACGTAATCCAAAATACATTAAATCGATTTGAGCATAGGCTTCAAAGACTTCTGGGCTTTCTAGTATATTTTTCATTTTAATTGGATTTTTAATTATTCATATTTCAATGAGTTCATAATACATAATTGCTTTGCAAAATGAATGTCTTCGCAGTCTTCTATTAATTTCTTTTCAATTATTTCTTTAGAAAACTGTTCGATTTTGTCTTTTGCCTTCTCCTCATAATAAAAACCATAATGTTTTTTTAATGTTTGGCAAATTAAAATTATATTTTTAAGTCTTGTATTCATAATATTATCTATTATCTAGTACAGAAACAGTAAATTGCTTCCTATCGTTTTTAATGGTATAAAATGTATAATCTTTACCCAGCCTACTTTCATTACATCCATCACTTAATATAGGTGAAAATTCACTTATTCCTATCATTTCACGTAAATTATTTTTAATTTCTTGAATTACTTCTCCTGATTCTATTTTATAATTTTCTGGTTCGTTTATTATCTCTTTCTTTGTTGGGGTTATAGAAACAACTCCATCTTTTATACTAACTGAAGTATTTGAGATTTCTTCACTAATTTGTATTGGCAGAGTTTCAGTCCAATTTAAAATCATCCATATCTGATTTTTTGTAAATCCTAATTGATGTAATTCACTATCTAAATTTCTATTTTTTTTCATTTTTATTCATTTTGTCAAAGATAATTACCTGTTGTTTATTTAATTCAATTAGCATATTGTATAGTTCTAAAGATATTTCTTTCCATTTAGTGTGCCAAACTACACTTGTAATTCCTATGTAATATTTTTTTTTGTCTTTTTTTACATGTAAATAACCATAATCATTCTCTAAATCTTTTATTTTTGTTTCCATTTTTATTTATTTGTTTTTTAATTGTATTAATTTATTTTTTAAATCCATTGGGAAATTACCAGAAAGAACCCAATTGAGATAATCTCGTGCTACATTTGAATCTTCAAGAACAGGTCTATTAATTAATTTTCCAAAACTCCAACAAACGATTCCTTCATCATTGTAATATGTTTTTCCGCTAACGTCATGTCTTTTTTTATTTCCTTGACAAGCTAAATCAATACTTTCTGGAGTTGCGTCTTCATCTCCTTCTAATTGACACATTAATATTTCATAAGTAGCCTTAACGTCTTTTATTGCATTATGTGCGCCTTCTAATTTCTTTCCTGTTCTTCTTTTGTAAACTGCTTCCAAAGTGTTTGGATTTAGCCTTCTTTCGTTCTTCAATACATCAATATAATATAATTCTTCGTTGGGATATAAAATACCAACTCTAGCAAATTCTTCTACCAAAAGAGGAATATCATATTCATCTGAATTATATCCCCCAATATCAGAACCTGAAAGAAACTTATAAAAAGACTTTGACATTTGTTTGAATGTTGGAGCATCTTTTACCATTTCATCTGTGATTCCGTGTACATCAGTCGATTCTTTAGGAATTGGGATTTGTGGATTTATCAAAATATCTTTTTCTTCTGTAGTTCCATCTGTGTTTATTTTTACACAAGCTATTTGAACGATTCTTGCTGTTGTAATTTCTATACCTGTTGTTTCAAAGTCTAAAAAAACTATTGGTCTTGTAATTATCATAATTAATTAAGGTGATTATATAAAAATTTATTTAATGTTCCCATTTTTGTTTTCTACAATTTATACATTTTCCTGAAGTATCATCTCCTGCTATATAAAAACATTTATCTGTGGGATAGACAATTGTTGGAGTTAGTCTTCTCAAATACTTATTGGATTCTATCAGCATTCCTATTAATACTTCTTTTTCTAAAAGATTGTACATTTCGAATTTTTCTTGGTCGGTAGTTTCTATTTCTTGGTACATTTGCTATATGTGTATTTGGTTTTTTTTAGTAATTATTTTTTAGGTAATTATTTAGTTATTATAATTATTCTACTGGAATAGTATCGAACATATTTCCAGAACTTGACAAAGCATTTTTGTTACTAATCAAAGAATTGAATCCGTTAGTTATGGCATCATATTTAGAAATGTATTCAGATTCAATTCTGAATACCTCTTTATCCAAAATACTGGATGGTAATTCCTCCAATACTTCAAAAGTCCAATCACTTAATTTTGTTTTTCTTAAATAGATTCCGAAAGGACTTTTAGAGTGGGTTAAGTGATTCCACCAACGGAAAAATGGAGCGTTCCTTGTTTTTCCAATATAGCTTTTATTTGTTTGTTTTTCGGTACATTTATAAATATAATTTAAACTATCTGATTTTAAATAATTTTCATCATCTGGCATTTCTGCATCTTTATAATATTTCTTTTTAAAATCATCAAGGCAATTGTCATTGTCACAAAACAAAAAGTCTTGAAATGGCGGCTTCTTTGTGTATCTTGGTCTTGAAACATATTTGTTTTCGTGAATTTCTCCACAATTGTCACAAGTCCAGTTTCCTTCTTTGATTAAATTCAAGTCCCAATTTTGTATTTTTTTGATAATCACATAGAAGAATTGAGCTTCATCTTTTGTTTCTTTTTCATAAACCTTCCCGTTCTGAAAGAATTGAGGATATTTTTCAGACAATATTTCTTTTACTTGGTTTTTATCGTTGGCTTCAATCATTGTTTCCTTGATTACTTCAATAGTGTCGAAGCCAAATCCACTATATTCATTATCTTTATAAGCAATTGACTTTACCACTCGAATAGAAGCAGAGAAAAAAACATTATCAGATTGCTGATGATTATTGTTTGTTATTGAATTATCTTCGGTCATTTTATTATAAATTATGGTAATTATAATGTTTCATTATCTGTAATATTATATAAAATATTATGATTTATCTTTTTTACAGTATTCTTCAGCATAAAACAAAATTTCTTCAGCGTTGGATTTTACTACACCCTCTGAATAGCCAAAACTTATGCTAATATCATATTTTTGGCTATTATTAACAACTTGTACTTCGGCTTCTAAATTATATTTTAGAAGTTCTGTGATTAGGTCTCTTACTTTCATTTTTTTTAAAATTTATTTTATTATTATTTTGCTTTATTTTTTATACACCAATCAAACAATGATAATTCA